AGCCGGGGGCGGCGGGATGACTGCCACCGGGCTGTTGAAGGCCAGGCCAAACACCAGCGCCACCAGGCTGAACCCCAGCAGCGTCACCCCGCGGGCCCCGTTGATATGCAGGCGTTTCATCTTGCTACCCATCGCTAGCTCAGCCCTGCGTACACGACGCCGGTTGAGGTGCGGGTGTGGTTGCTGTTGAAGATGGATGAAAACCACATTTGCTCATCGGAGTTGTCCCGGGTTTTCCAGGCGAACCGCTCCAGCCATGGGCGCTTTTTCAGCTCCACCCACAGGTCCCGCATGTACTGCTCCACCTCGGCCCGGCTGTACCTGGTGGACTTGACCCCGCTGCCTGCCACCGCGGTGAAGTCAGCCACCGCCGTCTCGGTCACCCATACCGGCTTACCCCACAAGTCGTGGAGCGCGTCCACCTTGTTCAGGAACGTGCTGACTGAGGGGTTCTGGTAGATGTGCGCTGTGACAAAGTCAACGCGGAAATCCTTGTCCAGCTCGGCCTTGGCCGCATCCAGTGAGGCCGCCCCGGACATGAACTGGGTCATCCAGCTCTTGGCCGGTGAGGTGGTCACCGGGGATCCGAGCCTCAGCCCGGTGGCCATCAGCGGGGCCCAGCCGTTCAGGGCCTCCAGCGGGGACATGTTGGCCTGCCCGGCCAGGTCCGGCTCGTTGAACCCCAGCAGGGCCGGGTTAGGCCTGCCGGTGGCGGCGGCAGTAGCCGCCAGGTCCGAGGTCAGCCGTGCGTATCGTGTGGGATTGTCGGACCAGAGCATCGGCACAAACTCCCCGATGACCCGCCCGCCGGGGTTGATGTCCAGGTCCCAGTTGTACCACCAGTCAAGGCCGAGGGATTGCATGCCCGCAATCTTTTCCGGCGTATCCGCCCCGTAGCCCATACCTTTGAGAGGCATTATGCCCTTTCCATTGATTGTTGGTTGCCCGCGGGGGTGTGCCCCGCGGGCCCCGGCTGTTAGTTCGGGATGGTGCCCGCGGCGGTGCCGGGCAGGGACACCGCGGTCGTGCCACCCGAGGCCAAGAAGGTGACCTGGCCGTAGTAGTTGTCCGCAGCGGTGGTGTTGTAGATGGTGATGCTGCCACCTGCGGTTACCAGCAGGCGTCGGGCTGCGGCTGAGTTGATACCCCACACCACCGCCGAGACGTTCCGCATCGGCCTGTAGTATGCCGGTACGGTGCTTGTGGGGGTGACTGGTATCGTGCCCGCAGGATCGCTGAACACGGCACCCTGGAAGTCCAGCGCGACGGTGGCCCCGAACCGTCGGACGTACACGTTGCCCGCCGTCAGCGTGGGGAACCAGGACGTGACGTCCCGCCAGCCACTGTCCGCATACAGCGTCTGGTTGGCTGCCGTGGCGTGGTCGTACATGGTGGCAAGGCGCCCCATGTACGGCGACTCTTCCCAGGTGATGGTGGCCTCGGAGTTGCGCTTGGCCTGCTCCAGGGCCTCCATGTAGTTGCGGCCCAGGTAGGCCACGCCTTCCTCAGACATGTGCGTGGTGTCGCCGGGATTGTTGCCGTTGGTGCGGGACGGGGCGAACCCGGTGTACTTGACCCGCCCCGGGGTCTGCTGGTGCGCCAGGTCAATCCCGGCACGCCCCGGGCTGTTGGCCACGATGCCTTCCGGCACCATCTGTCCGACAACGAAGGGTAGTGTGGGGTTGCTGAACTGGGTCCGGAAGTAGCTGATCAGGTTGTCCAGGCTGGCAGCGTAGGACGACGTGCTCATGGCGCCGTTGTCCTCGCCCTGGTGCCACAGGATGCCCTTCAGGCTGGCCGCCGCACCGGTCGCCGTAGCTGCCGCCAGCGCAGCGTTGGTCTGCGTCACGGCGCTGCCCGGCAGGTCATACAGCGGGTTGGTGGTGATGCCCGGGGTCCAGGTCTGCGTGGTGGTGGAGTTGGTGAACCCCGTGCCGCCGTGCGCAGCCGGGACGATGAGCACGCCCACATTGTCCGGCTGGTTCTTCAGGTACGCCTGCGCGAACGTGGTGGCCGGGGAGAGTCCGCTGCTGGTGTCGTGCATGTCCAGCGGCACGGTGGCCCGCTCGTGCACCCGCCGCGTGTACCCATACTGGAAGATGCGGGACTGCACATACTTGCCACCGTTGGACGCCGACACGATGCCGCGGCCGGACATGTTGGACTGCCCGACCGCAAGGAACACGTGCCAGTCCGTAATGGTGGCCTCGGTGTCGCCGCCACGTGCCCAGGCGTTCCAGCCGCCCACCAGGTCAGACGAGGTCCGCCAGTGGAACCTGCCGTTGAGGCCCTGCTCGTAGACGCGCTGCGTCCACCAGGTATCCGTGCCATCGCCGGTGATCAGGTTCTCCACCAGTGCCGCCGACCGCATGCCTGGAGGCAGGTTGGTAATGGTGGCGGTGTCCGGGGTGGAGATGCGGTGCAGCCCCGGCACCCGGAAGGTGTTCATGTCCTGGGTGGCGGGCACGTTGCGGAACGGTGCCCAGGCGGGCCCCAGTGCCGTGACCGCCGCTGACAGCGTGCTGTTCAGCGACGTTAGGGCGGTGTTTATGCTGGTGGTGAGACTGGCCCAGTCCGACACGCGTTTAACAAGATCACTTGTCACAATCGTGTAGATCTGCCAGGTGCCTACAAAGCCCATCTGTTATCCCCTTGAAAGTGGTGCGGCGTCCAGAGCCGCGTTGGTGGCGTCTGCCCAGAGCGTGTCGAATGATGCGTTGGTGCGGCTGGCATGCAGGGCATCCAGCTGGCCGTTGGTGGTGCCCGTGAACTGGACCTCCAGCACCCGGCCGCCGATGGTCTGGTCCATGCTGCCTGCCTCAGCCGTGAGGCTGAGGCTGGTGATGAGCACCTTCAGCCGGATGTTCATGTGGCCTGGGGCCTCCAGCCACACCACGTCGGCAAGCTGCCGCCGCGGGTCAGGTACCACCGGCACGTCCCTGAGGACGGGGTTCGGTAGCGTCACGTCGGCGGCCAGCCAGTCGGCCAGCTCCTGCAGGCCCGTACCCTGCACCCAGTGCTTGGCGTCGTGCTCGAGCAGCTGTGCGCTGGGCGGGCCGGTGACCAGCGCGGTGGTCACCAGGTCCTGCCACAGCACCTTGCCCTTGCCCCGGATGATGGGTAGGGGCTTGTCGCGGCGGAAGGGCTTGAAGTTGAGGTCGGTCTCGGAGGTCTTGAGGACCACCGTTTCGCCCGACCCCAGGGTGCCCGCGGTGTGCGTGACCACCACGGTTTCTGTGTCCAGCACCTCCCAGCCGTAGGTAAGCTTCCCCACGTCGTAGGCCCACACGTCGGCCACGTTGTCCTTGACCACCACCCCACCCAGGATGCTGGTCTCGCCCCGGTTCAGCTGCTGCCAGGTCCAGGCACCAGTGTAGATGTTGAACCAGGACTCGTCCGCGCTGGGGGTGACCACATCGGTGGTCAGCTGCCCGCTCTGCAGGGACTCGCCAGAGCCCGTATACAGCGTCACGTTGGACACCGCCGAGCGGATGATTTTGGCCTTGCGGGAGTTGACCTGCACACCGCTGCGCACCTGGGCAGCAGAGTACTCCCACTGCAGGTCCAGCAGGTCGTCCAGGGCCGTCAGGGTGGCCACGGGTGCAGCGTTCATCAGGTCGTTGCGGTTGACCCAGCGGAACACCCCGTACTCGTCAATCCACATGACGGCGCACTCGGCGGCGGCCTGCTCCTTCAGCACGTCCAGGGCCACCTGGTTCTTGATGGCCGGGACCGCGTCCAGGCCCGACGTGTCCGCCGGGTTGGACAGCACCGCGGTGGTGGGCTGCAGGTGGGTGTCGTAGGTGTAGAAGCCCACCTGCACCCCGCCGACAATGGGGCCGGTCTGGTGCGGGCTGGTCAGGGAAATCTTGGTGATGCTGCCGGTGGTCATGGTCGTGGCCAGCGACTGCGTGCCGGTGGCGGTGTTGCCGTTGCTGGCGTACAGGGTGTAGACCCCTGCCGGGGTGACCCGCAACAGGAAGTTCTCCGCCCCGGCCGCCTGCGCCTGCGACAAGGTTGCCACGAAGGTGCTGGAGACTGAGTCGTTGTCGGCGATGACCTGAATCTGCCGGGTGGAGCTTACCCGCAGGCGGATCAGCTTGGTGCCCCAGTACACCAGCACCTGGGTGACGCCGGAGCTGGGCACGGTGTCCCGCACCTTGAAGCTGATCCAGAACGTGGCGTCAATCTTGCTGTTGCCCTTGGTGGGCGTAACCGGCATGAAGTCCGCTGTGATGCTGTTGGGCGCTACACCCCACGGGGTGTTTATGAAGGACGGCGGGAAGGAGGGGAAGCCCGTCTGGGACGCAGCTGTCACGGTGCCCAGCTCCGGCCAGGCGGAGCCCATCAGCGGGGCCGAGAAAATGGCCCCGGCCTCCATCTTGGGCGTGGCGTAGAAGCCACAGGCACGCAGCACCCGGTCGGTGGTGTAGGACGGGGTGTTGTTTACCGCCAAGAAGGCGCCACCCTCAGCCACCGGGGGCATCACAATCATGTGCGGCGGGAAGTTGACAACCTTCTTCAGCTTGTCGATCACGTCGACGCCGCTGGTGGACGCCTCCCCTGTGAGGATGGAGCCCTGTGAGTTGTCCGCCACCCCGGTGAGCTGGCGCACCCGCGCGGCACCGTAGCCCACGTCCACCGTGAGTGTGTCCGAGCCCTTGGGCGGCCAGGTGGAGGCGTCCCAAGGGTTAGGTGCAGCCGCCATCAGGTCGTCCTGCTGGGCCCAGGTCACGTCGCAGGTGGCGGCAGTGATGCCGCCGTCGGCCGTCACCGAATTGGGTATCTCCCGCGCTACGGATACGGAATCCACATCGCGGGGCACCCCGTTGACCGTGACGGCAACGGTGGGCTCCACCACGCTCAGGTCAGTGGGGAATCCGGCTACGGTCTGCATGCTTACCCTATCTCTCGTACGCTGAAGGAAATCTGCGACCTGCGCAGGTAGTCGGCCTCCCGGACGGCGATCTGCACCGCCTCATTCAGGCCCTCGGTGACGGCCTGCGGGCAGCCCCGCCCCACCGACCAGTCGGCCAGGGTGTCGGTCCAGGTGATGGCCGGGCCAGCGGCCTGCAGGCAGCCCGAGGCGTTGAACTGCACGCTGGCCGTGCCTGCCGGGGGGATGCCCGAAACGGACACCCGGGCCATGACCCCGGCCGTGTTGTATGCCAGGCTGCTGGACCCTACCGAGGCGCCCGAGTAGTCCTGGAAGGTAAGCACCAGGGTGCCGCTGCCCCGCAGGTAGGCGGACGCGAACACCCGCACGTTGGGGATGGCCGGGGGTGACTGCTTGACCCCGGCCCTGTAGCCGAACCGGATGGTGTTGGCAGTGTTGATGCTGACCGACCGGGGCAGTGTGACCGCCCCCACCGTGACGGCGCCACCTTCTACGAAGGCAACGCTGGTGTCCCAGGTGCCGGGCATCAGCACGGACTGCTCGGGCGTGAGCAGGTTGGTGACCTGGGCGTAGGGGTCCACGTAGACCCAGGGCGGGGTGCCGCCCTGCAGCAGTGCTGCCAGGCTGGCCAGCTCGGCGGGGGACGCAGAGGCCACGTCCACCGCCCAGGTGCGGCGGGACACCTTGCCCCGCTGGGCCTTCACCAGGCCGCCCATCGTCGTGCGGTACGACGATGGGCGGGACTCGGTTACGGTGCTGGGGCTGGTCTTGAACTCCACCAGTGACCCCGAGGGGCCGAGATATGCTGGCATGTTTACCCATCCCTGTATTTGCTGGGGGCTGATTTGATCCAGCCGTACAATTTACGCCCATCCAAGTGGATTTCATTCTGGATGGGCCGGTCGCCCACAGCCGCGGCCAGCGCGGCAATGTCGATGCCTGCCGCAGCTGCCCCGCCGCCCCGGCTGGGGTTGGAGGATACCAAGGCACGGGCCGCGGTGCTGTGGCCGATGCCACCACCCCCCGCCAGTGCCGGGACGTTGCCTGCCCGCACCTGAGCGCGGAACTTGTAGACGGCCTGCTGGCCGCCCATGGCGTCCACCTCACCAGCGGTGAGAACGTGCTCACCCTTGGCACCGAAGAACAGCTGGCTGTCCACACCCTTGGGCCCGGGGGCGACATCCAGGTCACCACCGCCAGCCTTGCGAGGTGCGTACACCCCAAGGCCCTGCCCGCGGGAACCATCGGCCATCACACCCGGCAGGCCCACGCGCTGCTCAAAGGTGGTGGCGTGGGTGTTCACGTAAACGTTGACCACCTTGCCGTCCACATTGTTTGCCGCCTGCAGCGTCTGGTCAGCCATGTTCTTGGCCGCCGAAGACATCCAGCTGTCAATGCTTACGCCCTTGGGCACATGCAGCACGTCCCGGGCCAGGTCCTGCGCCTTCTGGCCGGTAATGCCCAGCCCGCCCGCGGCGGTCAGCAGGTCCTGGTAGGTCTGCCCCAGGTTGCCCTGCAGCTCCTCCTGGCTGGCACCGTTGGCCGCGTTGGCCTTGACCACATCCATGCCTGCCCCGGCAATGGCGTCGAAGGCGGCCTGGTTGGCACGGCCCTTCTCAGTGGTGATGTCCATGCTGGTGCCGTTCTCCTTGATGGAGTCCGTCATACTGTCGATGGCGCTCTGGTAGTTGCGTGCTGCGTCACGGGCGCTCAGGTTGATAAGCCCCGCGGCCAGCAGCGCATCGGTGAACTTGACCAGGTCGGTGGCGGCACCGCTGGCGTCCACCCCTACCTCAGCAAGGGCGTCCGCCACCTCCTTGGCCTGTACGGCGGCCGGGCTGCTGGCATCCCCCGCTGCCTTGATGCCCCCGGCAGCCTTGTCGCCACCTTCCCCGGCTGCGTTGGCATCCGCCTCAGCCTGCTTCAGCGCGTCGGCATAGCTGGGGAACTTGGTAAGGAGCTCGTCGATGCCGATGCCCTGGTCCTTGGCGGCAGCCTGCACCTTGGCGAAGCCCTCTGCTGCACCTTCAGCGTTGCCACTACCCACCATGTCGGCAAGGCCCTGGTCTAGCCGGTCGAAGCTGTCAGCCAGAACCTGGGTGTTGCCCTTGATGCCGGTCATACCACCCACCAGGTTGCTGGCCCAGTCGTTGAAGGCCTGCCCTCCGTCCTTACGGAAGGTGCGCTTCAGGGCCCCGTCCAGGTCATTGATCTGCTCAATGGAATCGCCCAGGCCGCCGCCGTCGCGGTCTTGGAACAGCGCGTCCAAGGCCTTGTTTGCGTCCGGGGCAGTGCTTGCAGCCTTCTGCAGCTGCAGGTTCACCTTGCCCATGCCAGTGTCGATCTTGGACAGCATGTCGCCCTCGGCGATTTTCGCCAAGGCCACACCCACAATAGCGAAGCCCGCCCCGATGGCCGCACCCTTGGCAATCTTCTGGAACATTGCCGGTATGCGGCTGCCTGCGGTGTTCAGCGCGGCAAAGGCAGCCCGGGTCTCGGCCACCTTCACGGTCAGGGTAAGCAGGCCACCGCCCGCAAGGGCCGCCGCCCCTACCACGCCCGCCATGAGGGTAAGCGTGCCCTGCACAGGTGCAGGCAGGTCACCGAACACCTGCGCCAGCCCCGCCACGCTTTCCGCCACCGACTGAATGATGGGCAGCAGCACGGCGCCCGCGTCAATAGCTGCGTCCTTGATGTTGTTCCAAGCGATCTTGACCTTGGAATCCGTGGTCTCGTAGCGCTTGGTAGCTTCCTGCACCAGTGCGGTGTTCTCCCGCCAGGCCTTGGAGCCCAGGTCCAAGCTGTCGCTGAGCAGGTCCCCACTGGCGGCCAGCGCCAGCATAACCTGCAGCTCCTCGGTGCCCTTGATGCCCATGTCCTTCATGGTGCTGACGACGTTGCCGCCCTCATCCTTGATGCGGCTCAGGCCCTTGTTCACCAGGTCCATGGCCCGCACCGGGGACTCCCCGAACGCCTTGGAAAACTCCGCGGCGCTAAGCCCCGCCGTCTTGGCAAAGGCGTCGAGCTTGTCGCCGCCATCCTTGACCGCTGCGTACATCTTGAGCAGCACGCGGGTGGTGACGCCACCGCCCAGCTCTGCCTTGACGCCCATGGACGCCAGCGTGTTGGCCAGCGCCAGCACGTCCGTCTCAGTGGCGCCCACCGTGGCGGCGGCACCAGCAATACGCTGCGCCATGGAGAGGATTTCGGCTTCGGTGCTGGCGCCGTCGTTGCCAAGGGCCACCAGTGCCGCACCGAACCGGCTGACACCTTCCGACCCTTCCCGGGCCATGGTGCCCATCACGTTGCTTATCTGGGCGATGTTGGTGGCGGCGTCCTCGGCCGTGAGGTTGGTGCTCACCCCCAGGTCGATCATGGTTTTAGTGAAGCCCACAACGTCCTCGCGGGCGACACCCAGCTGCCCGGCTGCCTCCGCCACACCAGCGATCTCCTCGTGGGTGGAGGGCAGGGTCTTGGCCAGGCCCCGCAGGCTGTCTTCCAGCTCATTCATCTGCTCGGGGGTGCCGTTGACTGTCTTGGTGACGCCTGCCCAGGCGGACTCCCAGTCCATGGCGGCCTTGGCACTGGCACCCAGCCCCGCCAGCGAGGCGGCGCCGAATATGGTGAGGGCCTTGCCAGCCGTCTCCATCGCGTCAGTGTTGTCACTGATGGATCGGCGGGCCTGCACCACCTGCCGGGCAGTGTCCTGGGTGGCCCGGCCTGCCCGCCCCATACCGGCGATGTAGCCTGCGACTTCGGCCTCGAGCCGGACGATTACTGAGCGGGCTGCCACGGTGCCTCCTAAGGGCTTAGAAATGTGGGGGTGACACAAGCACCCGGGCAGGGCCTGCTGGGACGCTAGAGCGTCGGTGCCGCCCTGCGTGCCTCGGCTGCAGCCTTACCCGCCTGGTCAAAGGTGGTGTAGACCTTCTCGCCGGGTTCCGGGACGTAGGGGCTGCCCTTGCTGCCGGTGGTGGCAAGCTCCTGGGCGGCACAGGACTGGCACTGCAGCTTATGGGCTTCATACCAGCCGTTGGACTGTTCGTCGTGGGCGAGGATGGTGGGCTGGCCGCAGGCGCACAGGCCGCCCTCGTAAATCTCCAGCGCCAGGTGCAGCAGGTAGTCCCGGTCCAGCCAGTCGCCGCGGTTGCGGCTAAACCAGTGGGACGGTGGCTTGCCTGTTGCCCTGGCGGTGCGGAGGACCTGGACTACTCGCTTCCAGCTGCCTCGCCAGAGCGCTTCTGCAAAAAATCTGCGTCCACACTGGGCACCGCGTTCTGCGCGATCTGCCGGGCCGTGAGAATCTGGCTGACCTGGGTGTCACCGATGGCCTTGCGCAGCGCCTTGACCTTGGCCGGGGTGAACTTGACCGCCTTGCGCTCACCGCCAGCAGGCTTCACGGCAATGATGGCCAGCGAGAGCAGGTCGTAGCCGAACTCCAGGTTGCCCTCCTGCGGGGGCAGGTCCTTGGTGCGCTCCTCGGTGGCAGCCCGCTGGGTGCGCAGCTCCTCCTCCGTGAGGGCCCGCACGTACACGGTAAGGCCCGACGCGGAGAAGGTCTGCAGTGCGGCCAGGTACTCCTGCTCCAGCGGGGTCAGTGCTTCCTCACCGGCTGCGCGGTCGGCGCCTGTGGCCTTGTTCTCCAGGGCGATGCGGCGCTTGAGGTCGCTGAGCTCCGCGATGATGTCGGCACGCTTGTAAACCGTGACGCTTTCCTCGGGCAGCTGGGCGTCCTGCAGCCAGCCTTCAACGTCAAACTCGGCGGGGTCAGCAATGGGGTGCAGTGTTTCGGACATAGGGGTTTCAGGCTCCTAAGTTGGGGTGCAGGCTCGGGTAGAAAGGTGGCGGGCTGGAGCCTGAGAACAGCCCGCCACCTGGTCTAGCTAGCTGCGGTAAATGGCCGCAGCCGTAACCGACGCCGTGGCGGAGAACGCCACGTTGGCCAGGCCCGAGGGCTGGCGGTAGTCGGTGAGGACAGGAATCCAGCGCTCGCCCGCGGCGGGCACTGCGTACACCTTGTCCGGGTAGGCGTCACCCGTGGGCAGGTTGCCCGGGGTGTCGAAGGTGACGTTGATGGAGGCGCCGCTGCCGTTCTTCACGATGAGGATGGTGCCAACCTCGACCGTGTCGGCGGACAGCGGGGCAGCGTACGTCGGTGCGGTGCCCGCAAGCAGGCCCACTGACTGTGATGCAATTGCCATGCTGGCCTCCTGTTAGACGAGAACTTCGCTGATCATGTTCTGCGGCAGGAATTCGATGCGGCGCTTGACGTTGCCGTCGTTGTTGACGCGCATGGGTGCATCGGACACGACCTCGCCACCAAGGTGGATTTCGTCGCCGGTTGCCCACGGTGCGGTGGACAGCTTGTCGGATTCCCGCAGGTAAATCCAGACCGTGGTGCCCTTGGTCTTGACTGCCTGGTAGCCGGAGTCCAGCGCGGCGGAGTCAGGGCCGCCACCGACCAGGTACTCACGCAGGAACGTGAGGGCCGTGTCGTAGTTGGACGCGCCCAGGGCCTCGCTGTTGCCGACCTGGCACGCAGCCTTCTCGGCGAACCGGTCGGACGCAGAGTTGGTCCAGTTGGCATCGCTGTCCAGCACGGCGCAGGAGATGTCCTTGCCTGCGTTCAGCTCGGCCACGGTGGGCTTGGATGCCGCAGGCTTGGTCAGCAGGAGTGTGAACTTCTTCTTGCCGTCAGCTGCTACTTTCATGAGCGAGCCTCCTTCTTCTTCTCCGGCACTGCCGGTTCATTTACGGTTGGTGTGGCCGGAGTGGCCGGTTCCTTCACCTGGTCGAACTCGGGCCGGGTGGGATCCTTGGCCCGATCGGACGGGGGAAGCTTGAACCCGAAAGCCGGGTTGTCGAGGTAGTGCGCGGGCACCAGGCGCTTATTGCCGCCCGGGTCAACCGCCATGATGAAGTCAGTTTCAGCCATGGGTCTCTCCTAGTTAGTAATGAGCCGCCACTGCCGTGGCAGGTAGAAGCGGGATGGGGTGGCCTGGGTATCCAGGATGGGCGACTGCTGGTTGAACCCGTCAGGGTTGCGGCGCACCCGCCCCGTGCGGACAGCCAGGTTGGTAAGCACCAGGCCAATGGCCTGGTCCACGTCCCGGCAGATGGCCGGTGTGGCCCCCACCGCGGTGGTCTGGAAGTCCCAGATGAGCGGGCCATCAGCTTCCCGGCCGTCAGCGGGCTGCTCCCGGGGCAGCTCCCCGGTGCCTGCCCACAGCACGAGGTACGGGTCCACGTAGCCGTCGGTCTCGGGCACCGCCTTGGGCACGAAGCCATCGTGGACGTCGGCGATGCCCGGCACGGTGTGCAGTGCGGCCAGCACCGGGCCGGTGAGCGCGTTGATGTCAACCACCTGCAGCCTCCAGCCCGATCTGTTGCATGGCCTGCTCAAACGGGCCGGAGTGGCGGTCCAGGCTGGGGCCCATGTAGGCCTGTGGTGCCTGGGTGCTGGTGCCGTACTCTACGTAGCCGCCGTAGTCCACCGTGGGGCCGATCTCAACCGCCATGTTGGTGCCGGACAGTAGCCGCATGTCGCTGTGGCCGATGCTGCGCTTCAGGTTGCCAACGTCCACCGGGGCGATGGCCTTGGCGTTGGCCTCGATGTCGATGGCGGTCTTTTTTAGCACGATCTTGCTACGTGCCACCGCCCGGGGGCCTGCCGCCCGGAACTCGGCGGCCAGCAACTCCAGGGATGCGATGCGTGCCATGCGCCCTCCTAGACGGGGTTCTGCTGGGTGAGGTTGTCGGTGCAGAGCACGTCGCGCTCGAACTCGTTGGTGCCGAACATGATCTGCTGGATGCGGAACTGGCGGCCCAGCGCGTGGATGATGTCCCCGCGCTCCCCTGCTTGTAGCTCGGGTGTGCCATCAACCGGCAGGGACACCTGGTAGCGGCGCTCCTGGGTGGGCTGCTCCCCGGGGGTGCCAGTGCCTTCCCGGTTGAGCTCCTGCACGCGGCACACGGTGGTGTGCAGCAGCGCCTCACCCGTCCAGCCCGGGGGCTTGGGGTACGGCGCCGGGCCGCCCGTGATGCGCCCGATGGTGCAGGGGGTGGTCATCGTGCTGCGCACAGTGGGGCGGTGGTGTTCAGCCCAGCCTGGGGGGATCACCTGCCACCCGGGCAGCGGGCTCATACCCAGGGCCTTTCCGTAGCCTCGGCGTACAGGTCCTCCATGGGGATGATCTCGAAGTAGCCAGCGTCCGCCTGTGCGACCAGCACGTCGGCGCGGGCCCGTAGGGCCGCCGCCTGCTTGCGGAGCTCTGCAGCGACCGCTGGGCCGTCCGTCTGGAGGTCCTGGCTGCGGATCTTCTTGGACAGCAGCACCTCACTGGTGGCCATGGCGTCCAGCGCGTCGGCTGCGGCCCGGTGCACGTTGCCGTCCTGGAGCGTGAGGTAGCCCTGCAGCACATCGTCGGCGATGAGCGGGGTGGTGGCGTCCAGGTCTGCAGTAAGGAGGCGGACCTGGCCGAGGGGGGTGTTGTAGTCGACAGCCATGGTGGCCTCCTAAAAGTTGGGGGTGCCCTGGCAGGCACATGTATGTTGTTGAAGCTGAGGCTAGCTGCCTCAGGCCCTGCCAGGGCTGGTGTTACTAGGAGCCGGTGCTGGCGTAGGTCAGCACGGGATCGAGGGTGCCTGCACCGACGATGTGGCGACCACGGTAAGTGATCGTGTCATCGCCGAAGGAGCCCTCTTCGGGGGCAATGCTGCCGCCGCCCACACGGTTGCCCGTGTCGGCCTTGACCCGGATGTCCGGGTTCTCTTCGCCGATCATCTTGGCGACGACCAGGGCCGGGCGGGGGGTGGACGGGTCAGGCAGGA